TGGTTGACGGCACTTGCACTTGGGAGGCGTTTGAGCCACTAGCAGAAGAACTGCTTAAGTTGGCGCCTAGTGCAATCATTGATCTGTTTGAAGTTGAGCTAACAGAAGCCGTTAACAGTGTCGATCTCACGCTGCTTTATCACGCAGGCAAAAATGGACTGACAGAAGATTTGAAGTTCAACGGCAACACTTACTCTGCTGTGCCTGTTGAAATTGATGGTTTTGAGTTTTCGGCAAAGGGTACGCTGCCACGACCCACGATGCGTGTTGCCAACGTCAACAATGCAATCAGCAACATAATTGCGCTGTATGAGCCTTTGGCTGCGAAGGTCAGACGCATCCGCACGTTTGCCAAGTTCATTGACACAGCCAATTTCAGTGCAGGCTCATTGTTTTCCCCGGATCAAGACGTTGAAGACGTACTGGTTACGGAAGGCTCTGATAGTTTCATCATGGAGACTTTTAACGACACGGCTGACCCTCAAGCCAAGATTGTAGAGACCTGGTATATCGACAGGATTGCGTCAGAAAACCAGCAGTTTGTTGAGTTTGAACTTGCCCCTAAGCTTGATCTGACAAACGTTGCGTTGCCTCGTCGCACCGTTGAGGAATTTTGCCCATGGAAATACAGAAAAACGGAATGTGGCTACAGCGGTGATTCTTGCTTTACTGTTGACGACATTCCTATCCCTGAAAGCGACAAAGTCGTTGTCAATGGTGTTGTGACAAACGACATTTGCGGCAAGCGTGTTTCTAGCTGTCAAGCCAGGTTTGGGCAAAATGCAGAGTTGCCTTTTGGGGGGTTCTATGGCGCAAGACTTCAAGCCTGAGGCCGTTCGACACGCTAATCAACAGCATCCCAAGGAGTCTGCTGGCCTAGTGGTCAACGGCAAGTACTTCCCGTGCCGTAACATCGCGGCCGACCCAGAAAATACTTTCGCGATCAATCCAGTGGATTATGCACGAGCAATGCTTACTGGAGTGATACAGGCTGTTGTTCATTCACACCCACAGGGCACGCCTGTTAGTGATTGTGATCGCAGAGCCTGTAGCCAAACCAAGCTACCTTGGTACGTTTACTCTGTGCCAGACAAGCAATGGTTGACTATCGACCCTTGATGGGGCGGCAATGGGAATACGGCAAGCAAGACTGTTTTTCGTTGCTGCGGGATTACTACCACCTGCTAGGCATTGACATTCCTGATTTCCCAAGGCCTGAGTCACTGGAGCGGACGGAGAGCATATTTCTAAAACATGCGAAGGCTGTAGGGTTTGAGCGTGTTCCGTTTGAAGATCGCAGGCCGCATGATGTGTTGATCATGAAGCTTGGAACGAAAGCACCGATGCACGCAGCAATTTATGTCGGCAGGGACAGGATTTTGCACCAACGGATGAATGGCATAAGTGCGGTAGAGCCTTTACGGCGGTACTATTGGCAGAGGACTGCAGCTGTTTACCGTCATGCAACTTGTCCTGCTGGCAGGTGAGCTTGGCGAGAAGTACGGCAAGCAGCACGAGTACTACGACCTGCGGACACCAGCTGACGCGATCAAGCTGTTGTGTTTCAACTATCCCAAGTTGAAGCAGGAGTTGATTGAGGCGCACCATAACGGCATTGGATACAAGGTGATTCAAGGCGGGTCGTCGATGGGATATGACGAACTGCTCTTGCCATTCGGCAGTAAGCCACTGATGGTGGTTCCTGTTATTACAGGCAGCGGAGGAGACCCAACCACGCAGATTTTGGTTGGTGTTGGCTTGGTTGCGTTGGCGGCTGCGCTTCCTGGCGCAGGATTATTTGCAGGTGGAGCGCTCGGATTTGGTTCGACCGCTGCTGCGGGAGCTACTGTGGGAGCTGCTACTGCTTTAGGAACAAGCTTAACTGTTGCGGCAGGCAACATTGGTATTGCGTTAATTCTTGGCGGCACAGCACAGCTTTTGTCGCCCCAGCCAGAGCTTGCCAACGCTGGTGCGGACAGAATTCAAGGTAAAGGCACAAGAGTTAGAGGTGAACGCCCTGACGGCATTACTCGTGGAGGACTAGGACAACAGTCTTATGCGTTTACTGGTCCTGCCAATACCGTTGGAACGGGTGCGACAATTCCTGTGATCTATGGGCGCGTAATTACTGGTGCACATTTGTTGGCAGCAAATGTTGAAGTTGCTGACGACTCTGACCCCTTGAAGCTTGAAACGCAAACGCCTGGCTTGAGAACCTTGCGAGTCAATGGTCAAAAACTTACGCGAGAGTTGCAAAGCCTTGGAGGCCTAAAAACCCTCCGTGGCAAGGCAGGTGATTTAGTCGTTAATGCAGATGATACTAATAAAGACAAAAAAATAGCCATTAACAAGGTTTTTGGCCCTAATGGGGACGACCCTTTAGAAGAAGGCGAGGTTCTTTCAAAAAGTGGCCTCGAATACTACAGGAGTGATAGGCGAAAAAAGTTTGATGTTATTTTTCAGATAGACAAAGGATTGTTTGATTTTGCAGGTGCGAAGGGATCTACAAAGATTGATGGTTTCATTACTTATCAGATAAAGCTAGAGGTCAGCCTTCCAGAAGGAAACGACATTGTTGCGGCCTCAGCACGCGCAACTATTCAAGGCCTGTTGCTGCAGACGCAAGACGTGACATATGCGCACAGGCTAGAGATGCCAAGGATTGGGGACGGCAGGAAGGTTACAATCAAAGTTGAAATAATCGATGTTGCCGTACATGAAAACGCAAGGCTAAGGTTGCAAGCATACGGCTACGACCTCATTTAGGACTCATGGCGTTAAATTCAAAAACCAATCTCAAGCTGATTGACGCCATTTGCGAGGGCCCGATCGAAGGCTTTGTGCATCATCGTAAAAGCGTCTTCTTGAACGAGACAGAAGTCACGTTTGATCAGTTGCAACAGCGAGCTGTTTTTATTGCCAGAACGGAAGGCACTCAAAATCAAAGCGAATTTAGAAGTCGCACAGTTTTCTCTGACGCACTAACAACGATTGAGCCCGTCGGATTACAAATTGGAAAAAACTACAGCGAAACGGTAACGGACGAAAACCTAGTCAAACAGGATGGTCGCGATTATGGAGCGGGCCAAGTCATTCGTGACATTACCGACTCAGAAGTTGATTTTGTAAAACTAATTTTTACGATTCCAAAGCTGTTTTGTGTTGCTGCAGAAGGCTTGGCGCGTGGACAGCTGTTTTTTGCTCAGATCAAGCTTGCTGTTGAAATCCAAGATCAAAGCGGTGCTTTCAAGCAGATTGATATTGCATCGATTAACACAAGCGAGAAGAACGTTATTAAAGGCATTTCATCATCAGAGTATCAATACGAAACTCAAGAGATTGACTTGCGTGGATTTAAGTTTCCGTATCGCATCAGGGTAAGAAAGGTTCAATTTGATAATGCAGAAGATGCGTTTGAAATTAAGTTCAATGACTTGGAAGACTTGCCTAAAAACACCCCACTGGCAAGTAAACGAGGAGACACGATTATCTGGTCCAGCATGGTTCTTGGCAAGCGCGTCAAGGTTTCGTATCCGCACACTGCGCTTGCATATTTGAGCATTGACTCAGAGGAATACAACACACTGCCTGCCAGGGCGTATGACGTACGCGGGCTGAAGGTAAAACTTCCGTCAAATTACAGCGAGGTTCGTGCTGATGGCAGCCTTGCCTTTAATACAAGCGATATTCCGTTTGATGGCAGCCTGACGACAGATCTGCATTGGACGACGTGCCCGGTTTGCTGTTTTTACGACATGCTCACCAACAGCCGCTATGGCGCTGGTGATTTTATTGATCAGTCAAATCTAAACTGGGTTGATCTGATTGATATTGCTCGTTATTGCAATGAGCTAGTCAGCACACCTGAAGGACAAGAGCCGCGTTTTGCCATTAACACTGTCATTGGATCGCAGGCTGAGGCTTACAACGTACTGCAAGATATGGCCAGCGTTTTCCGGGGAATGCTTTTCTGGAAAGCAGACAACATACAGATCGCTGCAGATCATGGAGAGCTTGGCTATGAAAACGTTCCGGCCATACATGTTTTTAGTAATTCAAATGTTGTAGGTGGTGCGTTTGCTTATAGCGGTTCATCCCTTAAGACTCGTAGCACTCGTGTTCGCGTTCGATACAACGATCCAGACAACTTCTACAAGCCAAACTTTATTATCATCGAGGATCAGGCGTTAATTGAAAAATACGGCATACAAGAGAAAAGCGTTGTTGCGTTTGGTTGTACGTCTAAATATCAAGCCCAGCGGATGGGGCGTTGGATCATGCAATCTGAAAAGCTGCATGACGAAACCGTCACGTTCTCTGTTGGCCTTGAAGGCTTAAACGTTCTGCCTGGTCAAGTGTTTGAGGTGTCCGATGAAATGCGCCTTACAACGCGACTTGCTGGTCGGATTGTTGGAGCGACACGCGATTTTGTCAATCTTGACCAAACAGCAGTCTTGCCCAGTGGTAGCAATAACAAGCTGTCGGTTGTGATGGCTGATGGGACGGTAGAAACTCGGGCGATTTCAAGTGTTAGTGGCATCAAAGTCACTCTTTCAACCCCTTTCACTCAGCCGCCGCCGGATGATGCGCTTTTTGCAATTAAAAACGATTCGGTTACTTTGAACAAGTACCGCTGTTTGTCTGTCGCTGAAGGCGAGGCTGGTGTTTATAGCATTGTCGGCGTAAAGCACATTGATGGCATTTATCGAATTGTCGAGGAGACTGATCGCAACCTTGTTTTGCCTACTCCTTTTGCATATGGAGGCAGACCCGACGCGCCTACGAATCTGAGTATTACGTTTCAGCAGGTTGATGATGGTCGTAATACGACAAACCGTGCGACGGTATCATGGACTCGTGGCCTTGCAGGAACAACGGCAGAGTTCAAGGTTCGATACAAGATCGGTGATGGCGGTAACTACACAACTGTTGTTACAACCAACAATTCAATCGATATAACCAGCAATCTTGTCCCAAACAAGCGGCTGTATGTAGAGGTCAAGGCAATTGGTCCTGAACCTGATCGCAAGCAATCTGACTATGCCTTTATTAATCGTGTTATTGGCGTGGGTGGCACGAGTGATGATGCAGATGGTCAAGCTGTTGTTGTGCTGCCGCCTGATCCTGAAGATGTAACGATTGAATTGATTGGCAGTGATCAAGTTGTTCTTCGCTGGGCACCAACAGCAAGCGGTCAAAAGATTGAAAGCTTTGTTGCGCACATTCGCCATAACGCAAAAACGGATGGCTCTGGAACGTGGCCTAACAGTGTCCTGCTTGCCAAGGTCGAAGCGCGGACAACTGCTGTGACATTACCTTTGCTGAACGGTGAATATCTGGTCAAGTTTGTTAACGCACAGCAGCAGCGTAGTGCCAATGCTGGCAGCGCTGTTATCAACGTTCCAGATGCTATTCCCAAGTATGACTACGAGGTTTACCGCGAGGATGAATCGCCTGGCGAGTTTCCTGGCCAAAAGACCAACGTCGTTTATAGCAGCGAATATGACGGCTTGATCTTTGATGGCGATGCGTCATTTGACGATATTGCAAACCTCGACGGTTTTACCGACAACATCGACAGCCTTTTTGGAACGCAGTTTTCTAGTGGCGAGTACATTTTCCAAAAGGTCGTTGACCTTGGCGCAAAATACAACGTGCGATTTAACCGCATTCTTTCGACCAGAGGTCTTTACAAAAGTGATCTTATTGATGATCGCACTGAGCTAATTGACCTTTGGTCAGACTTTGATGGCGAAATTGCTGACGACACCAACGTTGAAATGTATTTCCGCAAATCAGATGCAGGCGCAACCGAGTCTAACTTTATTAAAGAAGATACTGACAAATTGCAGCTTGAGGATGGTTCAAGCATCAGGCAAGAGTCTGACCTGACATTTGAGGAGTGGATTCCGCTTGAAAACAACGCTTACGTTGGCCGATCGTTCCAATTCAAAGCTGTATTAACGACTGATCATGCCGACCAAACACCTTTGGTTGACCAACTCGGCGTGTCTGTGCAACTGGAGCGTCGCACTGAAAACAGCGGAATCATCCGATCTGGCCTTGGTACAAAAACGGTAACTTTTGAAAAGCCTTTTTACATTGATGCTGACACTGCTGTTTCGGTGGGCATCACAGCTCAAGATATGGAGCCAAACGACTACTTTGAATTAAGTGAGCCAACCTCAACTGGCTTTACGATCACCTTCAAAGGGACGTTTGATGGCGATGAATTTGTCAACAGATTTTTTAGTTACACTGCAGTAGGATACGGAACACAGCAGGCTTAGGTTTTGTCATGGCACAAGCGGATGGCGTGGTTGCAAATGGCAGCGGTGCAGCCGTAAGGGCTGACCTAAACAACCAGTTAGCTGCCCTCTTTACGACGCATAGCGGGGCAACCGCGCCATCAACAACCTATGCCTATCAGTTTTGGGCTGATACGACCACAAGCGAGCTAAAGATCAGGAACGGCACGAACAGTGCTTGGGTTGCACTGCGTGGTCTTGATGGGGGATTTACGATTACTGATGGTTCAGTCGGAACACCCGGATTCAGGTTCACCACTGATACGGACACAGGTTTATATAGGTCAGAGGCCGACACGATTGCCTTTTCAACGGGTGGAACGTATCGGATGTTGATTGGCGGAAGCCTCAATACCGA